GCTTTACTGGAATAGGCGGCTATAGGCCTGGCAAGGTTCACTTTGATGCCGGGCCAACACGTGCATGGGGGCCGGATACGACTGGAGGGTCAATTCCCAATCTGCCGGGTTCGATGCAGCAGGCACTAGGCGATTTCATGGGTGGCCAGATTGCACAGGCTCCACAGGGCCAATTCGGTGGCATGGGGCCACAAATGGCCAATATGCCGGGCACGGGAATGCCGGGCGGTGCACAGATTGCAGGCATGGGCGGGACCAACAATCTTGGCGCTGATGGCATGGGAGATAGCCTCGGCATGGCCGGGCGAATAGCGGGCGGAGCCACAAGCAATTTTCCGGGTACCGGACAAATGACAGATACACTTGGCGGCCATGTTTCGCCCGCCATGACACAGCCGCCCGCGCGTGATCCGTATTCTATGGCCGACGCGGGCCGCTCGGCAATCCAGAGCATCAAGAATGCTTTCTCAGGCCCCGGCGTATCGCCGTCACAAAGCGGTATGTTCGGATCATTGAGCGGTGCTAAGATCGCGCAATTCGGCAAGGATTTGCTGAAAGTATCACAGGACAAACCAGCCGCGCCGCAAGTGCAGGCCCCACAAATCCAGCAACGCCCACAACAGCCGATGCCGTCCTATGACCTGGCAGGACTTGGTATGGGCGGCAACAACCAGCAGCGTCGCCGCAAGAAGATATTTCCGGCGTTCGGCACACCACCTTATGGAGTGTTGGCCTGATGCGTGTCCTGTTTGGCCAATTGAGGCCGGATTTACCGGACCTTCTAAACACCGACCTTGAGGATGCACTGAACTGCATTCCTTTAGCGGCGAGCTATGGGCCATTTCCCGATCCTGTTCCCTACTCGGGATCGGCCAGCAGCAATGTTAATTCAGCCTATTCGACGCTGGATACCAACGGACTTGGCTATACCTTCGTTGGCACACAGACGACACTTTATCGTGATAGCGTGACAACCATGGCCAATGTCAGCCGCACCGCCACTTATACCACGGCGTCAGATGGTCATTGGGAGTTCACCACATTTGGCCAGACGGTCTACGCGGTGAACGGCGTAGATGCTATGCAGTGGTATACCATGGGAACCTCGACACGGTTCCTCGATCAGTCAGCAAGTGCATCGGCCCCGATAGCGGCGCATATTGCGAGTGTCAGGGATTTTATTTTCGTGGGGAACATTTCCGGCTTCGCCAACCGTGTACAATGGTCACAAATCAATCTTCCGACACGCTGGACAATCTCCCAGCAGAAGCAAGCGGACTTCCAGGACTTGCCAGGCTCAAGCAAGGTTGTCGCCATTACCGGCGGCGATTTCGCGGCGATATTTACCAATATCTCGGTGTGGCGGGCAATGTATGTGGGAGCCCCATTGATCTTCCGCTTCGATGAAGTCGCACCGGGCATAGGTTGCATGGCGGGCGGTTCGGTGGCACGCTTTCAGAATATCAGCTATTTCCTTTCATCAAGCGGGTTTTATGCCTTCGATGGCGAACAGGCACGGCCAATCGGAAATGACAAGATTGACGGGGTGTTTCTCAATGATTTGAACCGGGGGTTCCTGTACCGGGTTAGCGCCGTGGTTGATCCGGTCAACAAGCTTTACATCGTCTCATATCCAAGCACGGCGTCAACGGACGGAATTTGCGACAAGATGATCGTCTATGGGTGGTCCGTTGATAAATGGACCTTCGTTGATCAAAGCCTTGAATACCTGTTCATCAACATTTCATCGGCTCTGACCTTGGAGGGGCTTGATAGCTACGGCACCATGGAAACGCTAGCCTTCTCACTCGACAGCGATAGCTGGATTGGCGGGCTGGCTATTCTGGCGGGTATCGATACCGGCCACCGGATAACCCGGTTCAGCGGCACGTCCAAGGCGGCACGATTTATTACCGGCGAGGGGCAGATTGTTCCCGATGCGCGGGCGTTTGTTAGTGCCATCCGGCCCCTTGTGCAAGGCGATAGTGCGACCACGATAACAATCAGCGTCGGTCAGCGTGACCGGAATATTGACACGACAACTTGGGGGCCAACGGTTTCCATGAATTCGATTGGCGAGTGCCCGGTAAGATCGAATGCCCGGTATCATCGTCTCAGGGTGGACGTGTCCGGCGGCTTTCAGCACGTCATGGGCGCGGAAATCAAGTCCCGGCCCGAAGGTGTTCGATAATGGCTCACAGGCACGATCCAGGGCCGTTCCGCCGCCCTACGGATGCCTCGCCAACACCAAGCGGCGGCATATTCGCGGAGGAAGATGGTCAAGTCACATTGACTGACGGCGCGGGGAATAAATACTGGTTCGTAGATACTACGGCGGGAAACGTTGTCATCAACCTGCCGGATGCTCCACATGCCGCGCCCTATATTTTTACAGTAAAACGGAAAACGGCGGGGGCTAATACAATAACCGTAACCCCTGAAAGCGGGACCATAGATGGATCAGCAACCCATGCCGTCAACACACAATATAACTGCTTCCGGTATGCCAGCGACGGCGAAAATTATTTCATCATTGCCCACTACGCCTGATTGGGCGGTTGAGGGCGTTCCGGTCGAGAATATCACGGACGTATGGGCCGAAGCATGGCCATTTTTGCAGAAGGCAATTGTGCGGTTTCCCAACGTGGCGGAACCATTCACTGAACAAATGCTTCTGGAAAGTTTTGTTAGCCGTTTGCGGCAGTTGTGGATTGCGTGGGATTTCGTACAGGAATGTATCGCCGGAGCATTGGTAACAGAAATAGTTACAGGTGACAAATGGCCGGGCGCAAAGGGCCTTAGCATTCCGCTGGTGGGCGGGCGCGATTGGAATAAATGGGGCGATGCCATGTGGACCACGATCAAGGCATGGGGCGTCAGTCATCGTTGCACCCATGCGCTGGGATATGGCCGCAAAGGCTGGTGTCGTTTGTACGGCTTCGACAAGATTGGAAAAACAGCGGACGGGATTGATATTTTCGTACGCCGGCTGAAAGGATAGTATCATGAGCAAGGTACAAAGGGGGCGCACCCGCTTATTATCCCGGTAAGACCGTTGATCCATTGTCAGGCAACACAGCCGATGCCATCCGGGCGCTTGCGGCACGCGGGCAAGCCGGAAGCCCGGTCACGGATGCAGCGCAAGGCCAGCTTACCGATACACTCAACGGTAAATATCTTGGGGGAGCATCGGGCAACACATTGCTTGGCGGCGGTGGTGGCGATACGCTAGGAGCAGGCGGAAATCCTTATTTTCAGGGAGCGGTAAATGCCGCCACAAGGCCGGTGCTGGATGCGTATTCAAATACCATAATGCCGGGCTTAGACAGCCAATTCTCGACAGGTGGACGTTATGGCTCCGGTGCCCATGCTTTAGGATCGGCGCAAAACTCAAACAACCTGATGAACCAGGTTGGCGATATCGGATCGCAAATGTCATACCAGAACTATGGCGATGAACGCGCCAAACAAATGCAGGCTATGCTGTTTGCACCGACCATGGCAAATCAGGATTACACCGACATCAATGCCATAGGGCAGGCAGGCGAAGCACAGGATGCTTTCACGGCACAAAAGCGCGCCGCCGACATTGCCCGCTGGAATTACAACCAGGGCAAGGATTGGAATTTCACCAAGGATTATATCGGCTCATTGGGCGGCGCACCGCCCGCAACGCAATCGACGACAACGCCACAGCCCAAGCAGAATATCTTCACGGGCGCATTGGGCGGGGCGGCGACCGGGTATGGTATCGGCGGCGCTCCCGGCGCTTTGCTTGGCGGCGGTCTGGGCCTGCTTGGTTCATTGTTTTAGGGAGTTCTGAAAATGGCCAACTGGTGGGATCAACTGCAAACCGGTCTGGGTGACGGCCTAATGGGTATCAGCCAGCCATTCGGATCAATGTCGCCTCCCGATCCGACACAGCGGCAACAGGCTATCCGGCAAGGGGCACTGTCGCTTGGTATGAACATGCTGTCCGACACGCGCCGCAGACCGATGGAAGCTATCGGCCAATCATACAATCAGGGTCGCGAGCAAGGCGGGGTTCAGCAATTGG